ATATAACCGTTGAGACCATTCGCCAATGGCATCTTAAGCGTGGCTGGTCGGATATCGGCTACCACTATGTCATTTACTTGGATGGATCTATCCACAAAGGCCGACCCATTGAGAAAGTGGGCGCACATACCTCTGGGCAAAATACTGGAAGTATAGGCATCTGCTATGTCGGAGGAGTTGAGAAAGATGGCAAGACCCCAAAGGACACAATGACCGACTTGCAAGAAACGGCAATGGTAAACCTTATCAAGGCATTGCGTGAGGAGTATGGGCGTTTGAGTCTGCACGGACACAATGAGTATGCCGCGAAGGCTTGTCCTTCGTTTAAAGTTTACGAGAAATTTGATTGGTTATTATGAGTGATTTAAACAACTGGATAGATGAACTTGAAGAATTACCCGTTAACCCGTTATGCTCTATTGATGATGAGCATTGCGACTCTTGTGGGAGTTAGTGGGTGCGGTGGTGCGAAAACGCTCCAAGAGAGTGTAATTGTTCGGGACACAGTTGTAGTCACAAAGGAGAGGGTGATTCAAGACACCCTCGTCCTCCAAAGGGATACGACTATTTACCAAGATCGCGTAAAGCTTGAGGTTAGGTATCTGGAAGGAGAGAAGGTACTGGTGAGGGCTGAATGCCCTCCCGACACCATCCGAATAGAAACCATTAAGGTCATCCAACCGAGCGTTCCGGAGAAGCCTAAAATGGCTTGGGAGGGTTTCTTGGGATGGGTGATTGCTATCCTCTGCTTGTTGGTTATTGTCCGAACAGTTGTCCAGAAACTCATTTAAGGTGCTTTTCGTGCGATTTAAGCCACTCAATATAGCGGAGTGGTATGTGCGTATAGGTCAATGGGAGAAAGCCTCTTAAATCAAAGATTTCCCAAGGCGATGCAAAAAGCCTTTGGGGAATTTTTTTTTAAAAATTATTTGGTGGATAGTACTTTGTTTCATATTTTTTACAACTTAAGTTATATATCTTAACTTACTTAACTTAACTACCCCCCTTATAGGGGGGTATAGTATTAGTTAGTATATTTACTTAACTATGACAAGAGAAGAAAAGATCAGACATTGGAACAAGATTGAGAAGGGTGAGATACCTGATGACTACCAAAATCCCTTCCTCTCGCATTTCGGATTTATGGACTACCCATTGGACTACCATCAAGAAAAAACAAGAGAACGTGCAAAAAGAAGATACGGTTGCGAATGACCACCAAGGGTGGCATTTTATTTATTGGGATGAAAACCCTAACTTTACCAACGATGACACCAAAGTACTACATCGGAAAGCATAAGCAGATTGAAGCTTTTGACGTTGTCCTTGATTTCCAAGAGGACAACTACAACCTTGGCACGGCAATAACCTATTTGCTTCGTGCTGGTAAGAAGCCAAACAACCCTATGGCACAAGATATCCGCAAGGCTATCGCCCACTTGGAAAAAGAACTGGAACATCAAACCCGTAAATCTGCCAACCACCTTGAGTACTTTGAACACCATACCTCATCCGCAAAAGTCAAACACGATGGAATGGCATTACTATACCAACAAGTCCACAAAGAGGAAGATTGACAACCTCCTCCAAAAAGCTGCCGGGTTGTTCGCCAACTGCGAACCCACCTACGATGCCCGTCAGAAAGCTCTAAAGCAAGAGCAAGAGATCCTCAAACAAATCTATGACCTTGACCCCCACTTCGCAGAGCGATGCGGTTATAAGCGTTGAGGTAGGCAAAGTCCCCTCCCTAAACTCCTTCTACGCATCCAAGCATTGGATAGTGCGTAAGAAGGCAAAGGACAAATTCAAGGAGGAGATACTCGCCCAGCTTGATCATTACGACAAGGTCACCTTCCAATGCATCAGCGTAAAGGCATTGGTCAACTACCGCTACGATTTAGACAATTCTATTATGTGCGTCAAGTTTGCTCTTGATGCATTCAAGGACTGGGGGGGCATCCCCGATGACACCAAGTCCTATGTCTGCAAGGTCACCATCCAAGATGATGACACCTTGCCAAAGGACACCGCAAAAGTTTTTTTCATACCGCGTTTTGAATGTTGATAAAGTTTTCCATATATTTGGGGAAACCAAATGGAAAACAAAATGAAAACAAGAACACAATTGGACTACTGTCCACAAGGCTATCAAGACCTGATCGCCTACAAGGATGCCCGTATTGAGGCATTGCAAAAAGAACTCAAGATGACACGATACTCTCTTGAGATAGCCTTGAAAGATTACGATAATGTCATCCAAGCTACTGACAAGACCATTGACTGGATGAATGAAAGGTTAATGCGATGAAGACAAAGGCATACATCTCTTGGCTTGAGGAGCGCGTAGTGCGCTTGGAGATAGAACTTGCCGAGAGCAAGAAACGAGAATTTATGAATCTACAATTAAATCAATTCAATCAACAATGGCAAAAATCGTAAGCATCAACCCCACCGGACAATGGCAAGACCTCCACAAAATGGAAGTAAGCTTTGATGACGGACAATCAGGAACGGCATTCTCCAAGACACCAACGCCTTGGTATAGCGTAGGCGATGAGGTAGAGTACTCCCTCAACGCTAAAGGATCGGTAAAGATTAGCAAAGGCACAAGCGGATACGCACCAAAGCCTTCCTATGGAGGAGGCTCTACCAACAAAGATGAGCAGATTGCCAAGAGCGTAGTCTTCAAAGGAGCTATTGACTTGGCGTGTGCTGGTATGATCAAGGTCACGGACATCACCTCCTTTGTGGAGAAGTACACTCCCGTGCTTACTGGCGCAACCCAGCAAGGAGCAACACACGCTCAACACTTTCCGCAAGAATCACCTTTCTAACCAAAGCCCCTCTACGGAGGGGTTTTTTTATTACCTTTCGGCATATGCTGAACCATCCACTCATTGCAAAAACTGGAGACATTATGTCCTACTTGGAGAAGGCACGGAAGAACCAACTTCCGGAGTCTTCCAAGTTTGGATATCCAGCCATTGATGACTACCTACGCTTTAAGAAGGGAAACCTTATTGTTGTCACGGGACACGCCAACGTAGGTAAGACCCATACCATCCTATTCCTGATGCTAAAGCATACGCTTACCAACGGAACGCGGTGGTTAGTCTATTCATCAGAGAACGATGTAAGGAGTATCGTGCGTAAGCTCATTGAGTTCTTGGAGGGTAAGCAGATACAGTATATTGAGGAGGCGCGGTTCTACCGCCAATTGGATTTCATCAATGGGCATTTCCAGTTCATTGACAACGAAAACCTCTTTGATGTCTTCGGGCTGCTGGAGGCAGCAGAGCAGATGTATGATGAGTGGCAGTTTGACGGGTTCTTTATTGATCCCTACAATTCCCTGACTATCAACCAAAAGAAATTGGGCAAGGTATCCACCCACGAATACCACTATGAGGCTACGAGCCACCTTCGGGTATTCTGCAAGAAGCTATCCTCAATGGTCATAGTAAACACCCACCCAGCAACGGAAGCCTTACGAAGATTGCATTCGGGAAGCCATCCTTACAAGGGACATCCAATGCCCCCGATGGCAAGTGATGTAGAGGGCGGTGGTAAGTTCGTAAACCGAGCCGATGAATTCATTGTCATACACCGCTATACCCAGCACGAAACGGATTGGATATTCACGGACGTCCACGTCCGCAAAGTCAAGGAGCTGGAGACGGGAGGCCGACCAACGGCCTTGGAGCAACCCATTCGGATGGAGTCAATGAAATTCAATGTGGGTTTTATCATAAATTTGGAGAGCATCATCCCACACAAACCTATACAAAAGCAAGTAGATGTTCCCTTCTGATCCCACCTTTAACGAGCTACACATCCGCGAGAAGCAGATGCTCCTATCTGCTCACCTCATTTGGCTGAACGATTTAGCCAATGTCCAAGAGACGGTAGATGACCAAAACGAGGTCATCAACAAGCTCATTGATTTGGTGGAGGTAGATAGGGTGCTTAACTATTTCATTGACTACGAGAGAAGCGTAAACCGCTTCCTCAATGAGGCGCGTTTGGAAAACGCCAAACTGCGATACGAAAACCAAGAGATGAAACAAACGATAGACAACCTACAAAAAGCACTTGACAATGCAGCATCAAGCTTGTAAGAACTTCCAGCCCGGAGAACACCTCCGCAGTAATGCGGGAGAGGTGTTTGAGGTGGTGTCAAGAGAGACCTACTTCTGCAAAGGATGTGATTGTAAATTTCCCTACTTTTGTGATGAGATGAAGGAGCATACGATGCTCACCATCCGCAGTCAAAGAGGCGAATGGGAAATGTCTCTCAAGACACTAAACGATAAGTACAACCTTGGAGCTATCCAAGAGGAAACCAAGATCCGAACAAAATGGAAATAAGCGAACTCATCACTGCCAAAGAACTATTCTTCCGCAACAACAAGATACTGGATGACAACTCACGCAAACGTCCGGTGGTCTATGCGCGGACGGCTTTCTCCGCTGCCTTTAAAAAGGAGGGATGCGTTAAGATTGGTAGAGTGCTGGGGCGTGACCACGCCTCCGTTGTCCACTATATGAAGAGCCACAACACGCTCATCCAATACAAGGACTACCGCGAACTCTACGAGAAGGCTCTTGAGTTCCGCAAGGCGTTTATGGAGGATGATGACTTGCCGATGATGTCGCACCAAGACCTGATCAAGGTCATCCAAGACCTACGTCAGGAGTTAAGAGAGGAAAAGGAAAAAGCCGACAAGTTGTATATTTACAAGCAGCAGATGGAAAATATAAAGCAGATGCTATGACGTTTAGAATAAGCCCCCTTGTTGGTATAATGTTTGGAATCAACTGGCTTGATTGGGGCGAAGATGGATACGAAGAGGTTGGACACCGCTATGAGTTGCAGATTGCCGTTGGTGTCTTTATCATTCAAGTTATATCGTAATGCTTGAGGCTCTCGCACAAAAGCACGGAGACTGGCTAAAGATGCTACACTCCTTTGGATGCGAGACTCACCTTGCGGAGGACATCGTGCAAGAGATGTACCTACGCCTACACAAATATGTGGATGACCCCGAAAGAATAATGTACGGGGAGGAGATAAACACCTACTTCGTTTATATCACCCTCCGCAATATGTACTCTACCATCCAGCGTATGAAGACCAAGGTGCGCTTTGTAAGCATTGAGGAGCTTCCTGATGAGCTTATTTACGAAGAGCCGAACATTCAGTCCCTTGAGGAATTTGACAACCTCATAGATACCATTTGGGAGAATGTGGAGGATTGGCATTGGTACGACAAGAAGCTATTTGAAATCTACCACAACTCACCAATGAGCATCCGCAGCATTGCGGAAGAGACAAAAATCTCCGCACGTTCTATATTTAACACCTTAAAGAATGGCAAAGAAAGAATCCAAACCGACTGCAACCCAGCCTACCAAACGTGGAAGGAAGCCAAAGAAGGCTGAAGGGTTAGGTGATACCATTGAGCAGATAACAACCGCCACGGGCATCAAGGCTGCGGTGGATTGGTTCGTTGATGCTACTGGTATTGATTGTGGCTGCGAAGCAAGAAAGGAGAAACTCAACAAGATGTTCCGCTATCGCAAACCCAACTGTATGATCAGGGAGGAATACGAGTTCTTTGCCGACTACCGCAAGAGGCGAACTGCCGTACTAAACGTCAAAGACCAAGAGGTACTTCTCAAAATGTATAACCGCATCTTCAATAGCAACGAGCAGCCCTCAAGCTGCGGATCGTGCTGGAAGGAGAGAATAAACCACTTGGATGCAGTATTCAATACCTACGAAGGAGAGTGAGCTTTTTGAGTTTGTAAAGGCAAACTTCCTAAAGGACTTGGCAATGAGCGAGTATAAATACTCGCGCTATGATTGCTATTCTTTGATGTATGGTATGGATATAGAACTCAAGTGCCGGAGGGCGCACTACGACAATCTGATCATTGAGAGGGACAAGCACGATGCCCTCCTTGAGAGGAGCATTAAATTCGGAACAAGAGCCGTTTACATCAACTCCACCCCCATAGGCGTATGGGCATTCTACATCAGCCGTATCCGCATAGATTGGGAGGAACGCCTCCTACCACGCAACACCGATTTCGGAGACCGTAGGGACATCCCCAAGATGGTAGGTTATTTAAATATCAAAGACGGAACTAAACTTTTATGATATGCCTATCCCTGAACCCACCCCCGCAGAAACCCAAGTAGATTTTATGGCTCGTTGTATGCACGAACTACAAGGGGAGTTCCCCGACAAGGAGCAACGCCTTGCCGTTTGCTATGCCTCTTGGAGAGGAGAATGAAAAAATATTTTTTTATTTGTTGAAAAGTTTATACATTAGCATAAACCAACAACAAGTAAAAATGAAAAAACCAACCACACTTGAAGACTACAAAGCTTATGCTTTTGGCTTTGCAATGCTTACCGTCTTCTTCCTCGCCCCTTTCGCCATCATTAAACTCTTGAGCTATGTGTTCTGAATTTGGGGCGATTGATCCATACGATGCACCTGACCGTTGCGACTATTGCTATGCGGTCTTGAATTATCACGGCATTTGTAACGACTGCGACTACGAGGACTACAATGACCTTGACCGTGATTGAGCTACTAAACGGAGAGATGTGGGAGCAAGAGGCTATCCTTGAAAAGATGAAGGATGACTCTTTCTACTACGGGCATCTTGGAAAGTATGCACTCTCCTCCTCTGCTTGTAAGCAGATACTGGACTCACCCAAGAAGTATAGCTACATCACCAAGTATGGTCAGCAAGAAACGGACTCCCTAAACATCGGAAGACTCGTACACCTAATGGCATTAGAGCCTCACCGTATGGAGGAGATAAATGTAGTGGAGGTACAGTCAAGGGTCACCAAGACCTTTAAGGAAGCCCCGGAGGGATCAATCACCCGTAAGGAGTACAACGAGGCATCGCGCATAGCCGATGCTCTACTACGCAACGAGAGGGCTTTATCTTTCTTTGAGGGGTGTGAGTTTGAAGTACCCGCCATTGGGATGTTGGGGGACTTACCCTTCCGCGCCAAAGCGGATATGTACGACCCTGATCAAAAGTTCATTTGCGATCTCAAGACAACCGCAGACCTCAAGGGCTTTGAGATATCCGCCAAGAAATACTCCTACGATCTACAAGCAGCCATCTACTGCCAACTCTTTGGCGTAAGCCCGGAGAGGTTTATTTTCATCGCCATTGACAAAGGCTCATTGGATGTGGGCATCTACACCATCACGCCCTCGTTTGTAGAACGGGGCGCGAAGAAGCTGCAAGAGGCGATTTCCCTTTACAAACGATTCTTCATAGAAGGAGAAGACATTGACTCATACACTATAATCGGACAACTGGAATGATACGTCTATCTATACCGTCAGAGCTAAAAACGCTATGCTGGGACTACGTTCAGAATAATAATATGGGAAACCGTTTTGATTTTAACGGGAACAAGGAACAACAGTATTTAGGCTTGATAGGTGAGAATATGGTTCGCAAGTATTATAATATGCCATATTCTTTCTCGGAAGGTTTTGATGGCGGTCACGACATAATACTTAACGGATATAAAATTGATGTCAAAACGATGGGTAGGACGGTTGACCCACAACCGCACTACGCAAATAATTTCGTTGCCTATCAAAAAGAACTTGATTGTGATATCCTATACTTCACCTCCATAAATAAAAAAACCTCTACAATCTTTTTTTGTGGCTGGACTTGGAAAAATGATTTTCTAAATGAAGCCCTATACTTTGAGCAAGATGCGATTCGGCATAGGGATGACGGAACAAATTTTAAAATACTTGCTCCTCTATATGAGATCAGCAACAAAAATTTAAATGAAATAAAATGAAAGATCAATTTATGCGGATTGCTCTTGCGCGTTTACGCAAGGACTATCCATTCTACCCCCAGCGTATAGCGGTAGCTGCCAATATGTACCGCAGATGGCTTGACCGTCAGATAGCCCAATAAAGGGGAGGAGGGGGTTTTGTTTATTATTGGTTTTGGTTTTTCTGCTGCCCCCTCCAAACCTTTTCAAAGTGTAAGATAAAAGCATCACAAAGTGTAAAATAGAAAACCTTTAACACCAAAGAGAAATGAGCTACGTTGTTGTATACGATAAATTCCTTGAGGATAGTACTTGGCTACTAAACGCCCGGAAGCACTTCCCTACCCACCGAGAGGCAATCACCTTCGCAAGAGATTGTGAACACTCCGCATACACCGCTAACGTAAAAATGTATGAACTATGAGCATTGAAACCTTTAAGTATGTAGGTAGCGTTCATCTGCTACCCCACATCTCCATCACCTACGACTCTCGCATCTGCGATGGGTCTATCAACATCGGATGGCTATGGTGGGGCATTAGCTTTGTAAGCAAGAACGGGATGCACCTATGAAGAAACACACCAAAGTATATTTGCAAGGGATGGGGTACGACACTACCGACTGGATACCTTGCGAGGTGTGTAGCAAAACGGCAGTAGACATCCACCACATAGAGGCAAGAGGGATGGGTGGATCAGGAGAGCGAGATACGATAGAAAACCTAATGGCTCTATGTAGGGATTGCCATACCCGATACGGAGACGTAAAGCACCACAAGGAGTGGTTGCAAGACATCCACGAAAGAAAGTTATTTAAGAGATGAAAGTAGATATCAAAAAGGTTATACCAAACCCCAGTAACCCACGCATCATCAAGGATGATAAATTCAAGAAGCTGGTGAACTCCATAAAGGAGTTCCCTCAAATGCTTGAGCTACGTCCTATTGTAGTGGATAGCAATATGGTAGTGCTTGGAGGGAATATGCGCCTTAAGGCATCTATTGCTGCTGGACTTCAAGAGGTGGATATCCTCATTGCTGATCAACTGACGGAGGAGCAGAAAGCCGAGTTTATCATCAAAGACAATGTGGGCTTTGGTGAGTGGGATTGGGATTTACTTGCTAACGAATGGGATGTAGATGCTTTAACGGAATGGGGATTGGAATTACCTTTTGATACTACGCCCGTATTGGAAGCGGAGGAAGATGACTATGAAATGCCGAGCGAGATACAAACCAATATCGTACTTGGTGATTTAATAGAGATAGGCCAACACCGATTGATATGTGGGGATAGTTCTGATTCCGACCTGATAGAAAAAGTCCTAAACGGACAAACAATAGACCTATTACTTACAGACCCTCCTTATGGTATTGACTATGGTAGTCAATTAGTAAATGGAGATGAGTATTCCGAAAAAACCAACAAGCACGGATGGAGAAACTTTGGTTCTCCTGATTGGGATAAAAAACGACCTGAAGAATCTCATCTGATTTATTTAACTCAAATAAGCGAAAATCAAATTATTTGGGGTGGTAATTACTTCACTGATTTTCTTCCGCCAAGTATGGGATGGCTTATTTGGGATAAAGGTCAAAGAGGATTTTCTCTTGCAGATGGGGAGATGGCTTGGACTTCTTTTAATAATGCACTACGAATTAAAGAATACGCTCGTGCTTTAGCAAATAGAGAAGAAAAGAATCACCCGACTCAAAAGCCCATTGAAATAATTAAATGGTGCTTTGAATATGCTGACCGACACTCAAAGTCAAAAAACGAATTGACATTTGATGCATTTCTCGGAAGCGGCTCTACAATGGTAGCAGCACACCAACTCAACCGCAAGTGCTATGGTATGGAACTTGACCCCAAGTACTGCCAAGTGATTGTAGACCGAATGCAGAAACTTGACCCAACGCTTGAAATCAAAATAAACGGTAAGCCGTATGGACAAAACTGAACAACATAAAAAGGCAATGCTTGATGCTCTGGAGAAATCTTTGGGCGTTGTAACTGCCGCTTGTAAGGCGGTAGGTATTGGGCGCACTACGCACTACCTATGGATGCAAGAGGATGCCGAATACAAAAAGGCCGTAGAGGACTTAAACGATGTGGCTATTGACTTCGCAGAAAGTCAACTGCATAAGCAAATTAAAGACGGCAATTCCACCGCGACAATCTTCTACCTAAAAACAAAGGGTAAGAAGCGAGGTTATGTAGAACGCCAAGAGATAGAAGCTACCGGAGGTAAGATGTTCCAAATAGAGATTCTTGGCGAAGATTGAAACCAATAAGGTATTCGGACACCTACTGCGCTCGGATAAGAAAATCATCGTAGAGCAAGGTGGTACTCGTAGTGGTAAGACCTACAATATCTTGCTATGGATCATCTTTAAGTATACCGAGCAAGAGACGGACAAAACCATAACCATCTGCCGTAAGACCTTCCCCTCCCTCCGGGCATCGGTAATGAGGGACTTCTTTGATATATTAAGAATACACGACCTCTACATAGAGGAACACCACAACAAGTCCAACCACGAATACTACCTCAACGGAAACCTCATTGAGTTTATCTCGCTTGATCAGCCTCAAAAGATTCGCGGTAGAAAGCGTAACCTACTTTTCATCAACGAAGCAAACGAGCTATTTTTAGAGGACTGGCAGCAGCTCGTATTCCGCACCGATGGGCGCATCATCCTTGACTACAACCCATCCGATTCCTTCCATTGGATCTACGATAGGGTGATACCCCGCGATGACTGCGACTTCTTTCAAACAACCTATAAAGACAATCACTTTCTTGATCCAAGCATCAGGGAGGAGATTGAGAGGCTACGAGATACCGATGAGGACTACTGGCGTATCTATGGCTTGGGTGAGCGCGGTATGTCCCGCGCCACCATCTTCCAATTCCAAATAGCCGATGAGCCAAAGGGCAACCTCGTTTCGATGGGTCTTGACTTCGGATTCACCAATGACCCTACCTCATTGGTCAAGGTCTACAAGGACGGTGATGACCTATACATCCAAGAGCTGCTCTACCATACCAACCTCACCAACCAAGACATTAGCGACAAGTTCAGGGAGTTTGGCCTCACGCGGTATGATGAGATATGGGCAGATAGCGCAGAGCCAAAGAGCATTGAGGAACTGCATCGTATGGGATGGAATGTAAAGCCCACCGCAAAGGGGGCTGACTCCGTAATGGCTGGGATAGACATCCTCAAGCGTCACCGCATCCACGTTGTTAAGGACTCTCTAAATGCTATCAAGGAATTCCAAAACTACAAGTGGCAAGAGGACAAGAACGGCAACCTTCTCAACCGCCCAATAGACGCATTCAATCACGCTATTGATGCCACGCGATACGCTACCTTTAACCGACTCTCCCGCCCTAACTACGGGCGGTATGCGATACGCTAACCCAAAAAAGTTATTTAAGTAGAGATGAATATCATAGTACCCAACCGCCTTGATGAGATCACCCTTGGTCAGTATCAACGCTTCCAAAAATTGGAAGGCGATGAGGACTTCTTGGGGCGTAAGATGGTAGAGATTTTCTGCGGTATAAAGATGGATGTCATCAAAAAGATGAAGGTGTCCTCCATCACCAAGATAAACGAGACCCTCCTCAAGGCGTTCTCCAAACGCCCGGAGTTCCAATCCACCTTCAAGATGGATGGTGTGGAGTACGGCTTTATCTCTAACCTTGATGAGATCACCTTCGGTGAGCTTCACGACATTGAGACCACCATCACGGACTGGCAACGGATGAACGAAACGATGGCGGTGCTATACCGCCCTATCGTGCAAAAGATGGGTAAGAGGTATCGCATTAAGGACTACGATGCGGATGCCCTACAAGCAGAGCTAATGCGTAAGATGCCTTTGAGTGCTGCAATGGGGGCTATGGTTTTTTTTTGCGATTTAGGGATGGATTTATCAAGAACTTTCCTGACATCTTTAGCGAAGGAGAAGCAGATCAGTTCAGCAGCGAGTCCCAGTTCTCAAGACGCTGGGGATGGTTTCCTTTATTCTACTCTCTTGCTCAAGGGGATGCTACCCGATTTGATGACGTTTCCAAACTCAACGCAGCCTTCGCACTCACCTACCTGACTTTTGAGAAAGACAAATTAGACACGGAAAATAAGATACTAAAGAAAAGCATTAAGCGATGAGAAACTTCTACCTCGTATTGGAGAAAATAAAGGGAGTCCTTGAGGCTCACTCACAAGTCAATGTAGTCACCTACGGGGACATCTTTGACGTTGACATCAACAAGCAAACCATCTTCCCCCTCTCCCATATTATGGTCAACTCCGCTACCATCGCTGGTCAAGTCATCCGCTTTAACATTTCGGTCATAGCTATGGATGTGGTGGATGAGACAAAGGAGGACATCCGAGACCAGCAAGAACCGTTCTATGGAACGAGCAACTTGCAAGACATCCTCAACACCCAACTGGCGGTATGCAATGCCGTAGTCAAGCAATTAGAGAAAGGGGACTTGCACTTTGACAAGTACCAACTGGAAGGCACTCCCCAATGCCTCCCCTTCCAAGACCGCTTTGAGAACCTCTTGGCGGGATGGAACTGCACCTTTGATGTCATCACACCCAATACCGAAATCTCTATCTGCTAATGATTTGGGAGAATACAAACGCCTACCTAACGGCCTTTGCAGATAGGGTGTTGCAACAAGCGCAATTAGAGCTTGGGGCATACCGTACTATTGACGGCAAGAGACGGAGGACGGACTCCTCCGGTAGGTTGCGCGAATCACTTCCGGGATCGTATACCCTAAAGACAATGGATAGCTCCATTGACCTCAAGTTTTTTGAGAACAACGATGCGTGGAAGACCTACGGCTATGTGGTAGACCAAGGGCGTAAGCCCGGCAAGGGCGTACCTCCTGATGCGTTGAAGGCGTGGATACGCCAAAAGCCTATCCGCTTGAGGGACTTGGAGACGGGAAGCTTTGTAAAAGCCACCGAAGCAAGAGTCAATTCATTAGCCTACCTGATCAACCGAAAGATTAAGCAAAAGGGCATTGCCCCTACTTACTTCTTCCAAACACCCTTTAGAATAGCATTTGAACAACTACCGAAGGAAATCACAGAGCCATTTGGCTTGGACGTAGCGGACTTCCTTCGCTTCACATTAGGTAAAGAAAAATGAGTACACCCACTTTAGGCTATCCCGAAAGCCTACGCTTTAGCCGTAGCCCAATCTTTGTAACGGGCAAGAATAACGCTCTTGCTAACGACTCACTTGATAGTATGACGCTTGGCGTTAAGTTGTATACGGGGGCTAAAACAAGCCCCCCAGCTTCTAACAACTACTCATTGAGCAAGGCTTACTCTATTGATGAGGTAATCAACTTTGAGATCAGCAATCTCACGCAAGACCAGTACTCCCATCCTATGGGCTTGTTCAATATTAGTACCTTTAGCGCAAGTGAGGTCGGTGAAGTTATTTGGGTTGCTATTGCTGGGGATTGGACGTATTCAGATAATGGCGCAACGCCCGTAACCGCCCCTTGGGGAACGGGTACTACCTATGCGTTTCTTGCTACCGATGGATGGACAAAAAGAGGCGAGGCACAAAACCGAAAGTACGACTCGGCACGAATGACCATTGACCGCACCTATCAGGTATATGCGTCTCACCGCCAATCTCTCGCTTCTCAATATGCTGCCTACACGGGACTAAACGGAGTGGTGTATAAGATTGACGGCACTAATTACTGGTATGTCCTTGCGGATGAGTTGGGCTTTTCAAACACATCTAACGAAAGCCAAAACAAGGTAATCTATATCCCAAGTGGAGTGCCTAACATTGAAGACTTGGTAGGAGTAACGCCTACGACTACCTACTCAATTGGCCTGATCACTAACAACGAGGGCATTGACTACAAGGCGCGAGTAGAGGCAGACGGAGGCACGGTAGAGGGGTTCACTTGCCTAATGAATGCCATTGAAGCTCTTGGAGGCGTAGATGCCGATACGCACAACTATGAGGTGGTGTGCGAAACGAAATATACTCCCGAAATAATCCAGTATGTCAATCGCTATGGAGTAAGTGATTACCTCACCTTCTTTAAGGTAAGCACGGAGCAAGGCACATTTACTAACGACCAATACAAGCGTAGCCTCTATGCTGATGCCTTTACCGAGCCGGACTTTAAGACGGCTCAATACCAAGATTTCAATGTCAATTCACGAAACACTATCACCCTAAATACGGGCTGGGTAGAGGAAGCCTATAAGGATGTGATTGAGGATATGCTGATGAGCGAGGATGTACGCATCTATGAGGGCGGTAGCTACCGAAGCGTAAATCCCCAACGCGGTACGATTGACTACCAAAAATCAGTCAACACCAAAAACATCAATTACACCATCACGTTTACCTACGGGCATAACGAGCGCAATTTGATCCGATGAACCAAGTAGATATTTACATCAACGACCAACGGCTTGACTTATTCCAAGATGAGGAAATAAGCATCAATTTGTCGGTGCAGAATGTCCAAGATATCTCAAAGGTATTTACGGACTTCACGCAGTCATTCACCGTACCCGCCTCTCAAACCAACAATCAGATTCTTGCCCATTATTATAGGACGGACTTGACTGCTGGGGTTGACTTTCGCCTTCGGCAAGAGGCGAAGATTGAAATTAACTCTCTTCCCTTTCGTACTGGCGTAATGCAAATGGAAGCCGTACAACTAAAAGGTACGGAGCCTTATGCTTATACCCTTTCGTTTTATGGGGACTTGGTAAACCTAACTGATCTATTCGGGGAGGACTACCTCTATGACTTGGACTTCAGCGCGTATGATCACGACTATAATGGGGCAACTATTCAACAAGGTTTTGATTCGGATGCACTTTTTAGCGGAGAGGTCTTTTATCCCCTAATGTCTCCCGTAAGAAATTGGGTGTACAATGTTAGCAGTTCCTCTGACCCGAGACACGAAGACGATATTCAGTTTGTAACGGGACACGCGGGACACCATCACGGGGTGAGATATGATGAGCTAAAACCTGCCGTTAAGGTCGTTAAGATTCTTGAGGCGATGGAAACCAAATACGGAATCAATTTCGTTGGGGACTTTATGAGCGATACGCAGTTTAATAAACTCTATTTGTGGGCGCATCGCTTTGAAGGATACTTGTATGATTCCTCAACGGCTATTGAATGGCAACTAATTAATTTCAATCGCTCTACGGGTGGAGGGTCAGAATTTAATCTAACTACTGACACTTGGACGGTTGTAGATACGGACACCTATGAGCTGCGAATTACCTTGCAGAATGTAGGCACAAACTATGAGATAGGATTGTTCCAAAACGGCAATCAAATAGGCATAGCCCAAGAGAATGCTCATCCCGCCTCAAGCGTTCTCATCACTTTTCAGGGTTATATCTTTGATGCTGGAGATGAGGTACAAATCAAGATCCGCCCTCGTTCGGCAGCAACTTTCAACTACCAAGTAACGGATTACACGGCCTACGATGAATCTACAATCACTCAACGCTTTGAGGTAGATCAAACGGCTTTCGCTACTTACACTTTTCAACTTGCTATGAGTCCTTTGATGCCTGAAATAAAGGTGAAGGATTTTCTCGCTGGTATCATAAAGATGCACAACCTTGTTATCACGCCTAATAGCACAACGGAGTTTAATCTACAAACCCTAAACGATTGGTATGCGGATGGCGTTAATCAAGATCTAACGACCTATATGGATATCAATGAGGTATCTATAAATCGCCCACAGTTATACCGAGAAATCAGCTTTGATTATCAAGATACGGAGCAGATATTAGGATACGAATACCAACGCGCAAATGCCGTTGGTTATGGTGATCTTAACGCCTTTTTCAACTGGGATGGTGATACATTCAATATCAACCTTCCTTTTGAATGCCCATTGTTTGAACGCCTAACGGATATTGACAACGGAACACTCACCAACATCCTCGTATACAAATCCCAAACGCGGGAGTTTGATACGGATTATGAAAACCGCTTCCAGCCTTATGTGGGTGCGCCTATTTTGATTTACGGGGAGTTTTCAGTTGACATAAGCGCAAACCCCATATCGTTTGTAGATGAGGCAGACATTGAAACGCAAGTAAACAATGTTTGGTATGCTAATGTATCAAGCACAAGTGTTGGAACGGGATTAGCTTATTCGCTATGCTGGGGAGCAGATACTGATCCCTTCTATTTCCTCCCCGTAGGCAAGAGCCTGTATCAAACCTATTGGGAGGACTACATCTCTGACTTATATGATTCCAAGCGTAGGATTGTCCAAGCAGAAGGCGTATTGCCTATTGGTAAGATCCTAAACCTACAACTCAACAACAAGCTTATTTGGAACAACCAAAGGTGGTTTGTAAATACCGCCAATGTAAATATGACTACTGGCAAGGTGAGTTTTGAATTATTGAACGAGGTATGACAAAGGGCTTTATTAGTTATTTAATTGAGGTACTCCAAGGTGATGACCACCTTGGCGTATCAGACAATGTAGAGATAGCAAAGGGAAAATATCACCTTCCAACCACTTGGGGTGAAGGTAAAAAATTGATACGCAGACAATGGCTGAACAAGTAGAAGTAGAGATTAAAGTATCCTCCAATATTGGGGAGGCTGCTGGGGATGTAACCAGCGGAATTGATAGTATCAAAAGCTCTGCTAAAGAAGCCCAAGCAAGTGTTGTTGATATGGGGGAAAGCACGGACGGTGCTATCCAGCTTATTGATGAGGGCTTTGGTGGTATTGGAACGCGAATTAAAAACGTATACAAGGGCGCAACCGCATTAGGTAAAAACTTTGTTGCTTCCTTTAAGGCGGGTATCGCTGGTGCAAACGGGATGAAGAAAGCCCTCGTTGCTTCGGGCATTGGGGCTTTGGTCGTTGCACTTGGCTTGATCGTAGCCTATTGGGATGACATCTTGGGATTGGTCAATGGCGTAAGCTCTGCCCAAAAAGACCAATTAGCAGCAGCGGAGGCAAACGTAGCAGCACAAGAGGAGGCATCCGAGATGCTCTCCTTGCAAGAAAACTCCTTGCGCCTTCAGGGCAAGAGTGAGCGTGAGATTCGGGATTTAAAAATCCAGCAGACCAACGAGACTATTGCTGCTCTTGAGGCTCAATTGGAAACCCAAAAGCAAATCAAGAAATCACAAGTAGAGGCTGCCAATCGCAACAAGGCCATCCTTCAAGGGATCATACGCTTTGTTACCGCACCTATCACCTTGCTTCTTGCTGGTATTGATGCGGTAGGTAAAGCCTTTGGTAAGGACTTTGGTTTAGAGGAAGGCTTCTCCGGGGGAATTGCTGGATTGGTATTTGATCCCGATGAGGTAGCAGCAGAGGGTGATGCTGCAATCAAAGAGACGGAAAAGAAACTTGCTCAACTCAAAAACACAAGGGACGGCTACCTTGTAGCCAATCAAAATGAAGAAAAGGTAGCAGCTAAATCCGCGCAAGATGCGCGAGATAAAGCGGGTGAGGAGCAATTAAGAAAGCAACAAGAGTTGCAAAATAAACTCCTTGAGTCCGAGGCCAACTACCAAAAGCAGTTGCAAGACACAAGGGACAAATTTGATGAGTTGGTATTGTCCCAGCAAGTATCTGCCGAGCAACAAGAAATCAATGCCGTCTATGACAAGTTCTTTGCTCTTGAAGAAGCCTATGCAAATAACGCGGAAGAACTCGCGCAGATAGAAGCGCAACGCAATAAGGAACTTGCAGCCATCAACGACAAGTACCGCAAGGAAGAGGCCGATGCCCAACAAGAAGACTTGGACAGGCAAAAAGCCTACCGCCAACAAATAAAAGACCTTGCGGTGGATTCGGTAATGAGTACGTTTAGTTCCCTAAAGGAACTCAATAGTATCTATGACAAGGATAGCGAAGAGGCAGCCAAACGCGCCTTTATGCGCGAGAAAGCCTTGAGCCTTGCAGAGACCATTGTAAGCACTTATTCCTCTGCTCAAAAGGCATATGCCTCCCAGTTGATTCCGGGCGATCCTACGTCCGTTGTACGCGCTCAAATAGCTGCTGGTGTAGCCATTGCGGGTGGCCTCGCAAGAGCTGCCACCATCGCCTCTCAAAAGTTCCAATCTTCAAGTGAGAGTTCCACCGTACCTTCCGCGCCTTCTGCGCCAAGTGTGCAAGGCGTATCGCCTCAATTCAATATCGTAGGACAAGGAGGTACGAACCAACTGGCGCAAAGCATTGGTGCTAAATTTGACCAACCTATCCGCGCCTTTGTCGTAGGAGGCGATGTAACAACCTCTCAAGAGTTAGAACGCAAACGAATTAAAACCGCAACATTCGGATGAAACTAATAGAACTGATCATAGATGAGAATGAATTCTTCTCCGGCATCAATGCCATCTCCCTTGTGGAGTACCCAGCCATTGAGGAGGACTTTATTGCCCTCTCCAAGCAGAAGGTAGAATTCGCTACCCAAAACGCAGAGAAGCGCATCCTTATGGGTGCTGCTCTCGTTCCCAACAAACCCATCTATCGCAAGGACGGTGAGGAGGAGTTTTATGTCTACTTCACCAAAGACACCATCCGCAAGGCGAGTGAGATGTTCTTTCAAAAGGGCAACCAAAATAACTCCACCCTTGAACACGAAGATAGCATTGACGGGATGAGCGTTGTGGAATCTTGGATCATTGAAGATGAGGAGAAGGACAAGAGCCGTATGTACGGCCTTGAGCTTCCAGTAGGCACTTGGATGGTATCTATGAAGGTCAACAACCCTGACATTTGGGAGAACTACGTCAAGACCAACAAGGTCAAGGGCTTTTCTATTGAAGGCTACTTTGCCGACAAGGTAAATATGAGTCGCAACCCCCTTGCCGAGATTGAAGAGCAAGAGGCTGCTCTGATCCTATCCTCCATCGTAGGTATCATCAAGCGAGACGGCAGACGCAAAAGCGGTAAGCGTTTGGAGATGGAATCCTACACCGACTACCCCGATGCGGTGAAGAACAATGCCAAGCGAGGCATTGAGCTAAACGAAAAGAACGGAAACAAGTGCGCTACTGATGTCGGCAAGATACGAGCGCAACAACTCGCACAAGGCAAACCCATAAGCGTAGAGACCATCACCCGTATGTATTCCTATCTCTCAAGAGCCGAAGAGTACTACGATGAGAGCGACTCCTCTGCGTGTGGTACTATATCCTTCCTCCTATGGGGAGGGAAGGCTGGTAAACGATGGGCAGAATCTAAACTCAAAGAACTTGGTAAACTATGAAACCCCCTAAAGTAAACAACGCATCACCCAAAGGCTCAAAGCGTGGGTGCTTATGCAAGGACAAGAACACCTACTCCCGTAAGTGCTGCGATGGTAGCCTATGGGCGCAAGGCGTGGGCAATGTAACCTTGCCCTCTTAAAAATGTAACAAAACATTCAAGCATAGTCATTTATTTAGAAGCAATTCAAATTATGAAGGCACAAAACGTATTGAACAAAATCTTGACCGAACTCGCACAAATCCGCAAGGTAGAGTTCGCTCAAATGAACCTTGAGAACGGTACTATTCTTGAGGCTGAAGAGTTCGCTCCTGAAAACGAAGTATTTATTATTTCGGGCGAGGAGCGTGTACCCGCACCAGTCGGGGAACACAAATTGGAAGATGGAAGCATCCTCGTTATTGTTGAGGAAGGCATCATCTCCGAGATCAAGGAGGCTGAAGCCCCCGAAGCAGAGGTAGAGGTTGAGATGCAATCCGAGGAAGCCGTAGCGGTTGCCGAGGAGGTTGCTGCTGACGTTGCTACGGAAGCTGCTGATGCAATCACCGAAGAGGTATCTGCTGCCATTGAGGTTGCAGTTGCCGAAGCTCTTGCTCCCGTTGTTGAGGAAGTTGCTGCCGAGATGAAAAAGCTCCGCGAGGAGTTGTCATCTGCCAAGACGGAGATGGCTGCTATGGAGAAGAAGTTCTCTTCTCAATCTGCTGCCCGTCCTATCAAGCACAACCCATCCAAGCAAGAACCTAAACAAGCAATGTTCTCATCCAAGCGTCAACCCAACACGCTTGACCGAGTATTGGCAAAATTGAATAACTAATTTTTTTCTTTTTTTAAAATGGCTACGACCACTTCTATCACCACTTCATACGCTGGACAGTTTGCTGCCAAGTATGTATCTGCTGCTTTGTTGAGCGCAGACACGTTGGATAAAGGTCTCGTTGAGATCCTCCCCAACGTAAACTTCAAGTCAACCTTGCAAAAGGTTGCTACCGATGACATCGTAAAAGATGCAACGTGTGACTTCACCCCTACCTCTACGCTGACGTTGACCGACCGCGTATTGGAGGTTGAGCCTTTCCAAGTTAACCTTCAGCTTTGTAAGAAGGACTACTACGATTCTTGGATTGGTTCTCAAATGGGCTACTCTGCTTACGATAGCATCCCCGCCTCTTTCAGCGATTTCTTGATTGCACACGTTGCTGCCAAGACCGCACAAAAGATTGAGCAAAACATTTGGCAAGGCGTTAACGCTACTGCTGGTGAGTTTGACGGCTTCACTACTTTGATGGCTGCTGATGCTGACGTTGTAGACGTAACTGGTACTACCGTTACTGCTGCAAACGTCATCACCGAGCTTGGCAAGGTTGTAGACGCTATCCCTTCTGCTCTTTACGGCAAGGAGGACTTGACCATCTACGTTCCTCAAAACGTAGCTAAAGCGTATGTTCGCGCTTTGGGTGGTTTCGGTACTTCCGGTTTGGGTGCTAACGGTGTTGACAACAAAGGCACTATGTGGTACGGTCAAGGCGATTTGTTCTTTGATGGTATCCGCGTTGCTATGGTTAACGGTTTGGCTTCTAACAAGATGGTTGCTGCTCAATCTTCTAACTTGTTCTTCGGTACTGGCCTTGAGTCTGACCGCAACGAGGTGAAGGTTTTGGATATGGGCGATCTTGATGGCTCAAACAACATCCGCGTTATCTTGCGCTTCTTGGCTGGTGTTCAGTATGGCATCGGTGCTGACTGTGTATTGTACGCCTAATTGATTTGATTGATTAACCTCAAGGGGGTGAGGGTTCTGCCCCACCCCCTTTTTTATTTAAAAAGATATGGCTTGTAACTTAACCGCTGGACGTGCCATCCCTTGTAAAGACGTTGTTGGTGGCATCAAAGCTGCCTACTTCGTTAACTACGGGGATTTGGGTACACTCACCTTGACAAACGATGAGGTGACAGATATGAGTGGAACTTTCTCCGCTTACAAATACGAACTAAAAGGTGCTTCTAACTTGGAGCAATCTTTCAACTCAAGCCGTGAGAACGGCACTACCTTCTTTGAGCAGACGTTGACTTTGCAGTTCACCAAGCTCACGAAGGAAGACAACAAGGAGTTGAAGTTGATGGCTTACGGACGCCCTCACGTTGTAGTTCAGGACTACAATGACAACTGCTTCTTAATGGGTGCATATCACGGTGCAGAGGTTACTGGTGGCTCAATTGTTACTGGTACTGCTATGGGTGATTTGTCGGGTTATACCTTAACTTTGACGGCTCAAGAAGTTCTTCCCGCAAACTTCATCGCAAGTCCTACGGCATCTGATCCATTTAACGGTATGGCAAGTGCTACGGTAACGATTGTTGAGGGTACGAACTCCTAACATTTCTTTCATTTGGTAGGGAGAGGGGGCGTAAGCCCCCTTTCTTTTGGAATAAACTTTGGCATTTTAGTTATTTAATTGAGATGCATATAATAACACCCACACAAGGTCAAGAAATTCGGTTTATCCCACGGGTGGCGGTGGCTTCGCCCAACACTCAAATTATTGATGAGAGCCGAAACAAAGACATTACCTCCGAGATATTAAACCAATCGGGATCGTATACAAACGGGATAACAACCTTGTTTCTAAATTTCAAGGAAGGAAAATTCCCCGTAGAGGGAAGGTTCTATACCTTCAAGGCATACAACATTGCTACGGGAGATGTTTACTACCGAGGCCGTTTGTTCTGCACCGCCCAAACTATCTTTGACAAGTACACCGTCAACGAGGGGGTATATACCGAAGAAGATTCTTTTGACAATGAATTCGTGATCATATGAGCAAATTCCATTTTGTAAATCTATCAAGCTACACCTCCCCGGAGATCAGGGAGGTAAGCAACCGCGATTGGGTGGAGTACGGAGAGGATAACAATTACTTTCAATTCCTGATAGACCGCTTTCAAGGAAGCCCTACTAATAACGCCATCATCAATGGCATCTCCGAACTGATCTATGGAAAGGGCTTGGATGCTACGGATTCAGCGCGTAAGCCCGAAGCCTACGCTCAAATGAAGTCCCTCTTTAGTAAGCAATGCCTTCGCAATGCGTCTTCGGATTTTAAGATGCTTGGGCAATGTGCTTTTCAAGTCATCTACTCCCAAGACCACTCCGCTATCACGGAGGTATACCATATGCCCGTTGAGAGCCTACGAGCCGAGAAGTGCAACGAGGAAGGCGAGATTGAGGCGTACTACTACGCCAAGGATTGGAGTGATGTAAAAAATAATAAAGAAACGCCTCAACGCATTCCCGCTTTTGGATTTTCCAACGAAGGCATTGAAATCCTATACGTCAAGCCCTACCGCGCTGGATTCTATTACTACGCCCCCGTGGACTATCAGGGAGGCATTCAATACGCAGAGCTTGAGGAGGAGGTAGCCAACTACCACCTCAACAACATCAAGAACGGGATGTCCCCCTCTATGCTTATTAACTTCAACAACGGAGTACCTACGGAGGAGGAGCGTTACATCATTGAGAACAAGGTAGCGGAGAAGTTCTCCGGAACTTCCAACGCTGGTAAGTTCATCTTGGCATTTAACGACAACAAGGAGATGGCTGCGGATATCACGCCCGTTCAGCTCTCCGATGCTTCCCAGCAATATCAGTTCTTGGCTGACGAGGCAATGCGTAAGATTATGGTTGCCCACCGCGTTACCTCTCCTATGCTTTTGGGCATCAAAGACCAAAGCGGATTGGGTAACAATGCGGATGAGCTTATGACGGCTTCGCAGTTGTTTGACAACATCGTAATCCGTCCGATGCAAGAGACCATCCTTGATGGCTTGGACAAGATCCTCGCCTACAACGATATCTCTTTGAACTTATACTTCAAGACCCTCCAGCCTATTGAGTTCACCGATGCAACGGTGACCAATCAAGCTATCATTGAAGAAGAAACTGGCGTTAAGATGTCAAGCGACATCCCATCCTTTAGCAAAGAGGAGGAATCTGCTTGGATTGAAGAACTGCGGGGAAAGGGTGAGGTCATTGATTTAAACGAATGGGAACTCATCTCTGATGAGGTAGTCAATGACCCCGACAACGAGGATTCCCACCTCTCCAAGCAATATAATTTTGGCGTTGAGGACTACTCCAATGCTGACGGAGATAGCAAATACGATAGTGGCCTTTACAAGGTACGTTATGCATATACTCGCAACTTGAGTGCTAACTCCCGCCTCTTTTGTCAAGAGATGGTTTCGGCAGCCAATAGTGGGGTGGTATTCCGCAAGGAAGACATTGATATGATGTCTTTTTCGGGTGTCAATGGACAGTTCGCACCAAAAGGGCGTAATGTCTACTCCATTTGGAAGTGGAAGGGTGGCGTTTACTGCCACCACGCTTGGAGGCGTTTGGTCTACTTCCGCAAGAGAAATAATAAAGGGGAGTTCTTGCCCGATGCTGGTCTTGAGAATGACAAGGTGGTAAGCACCGAAGCAGCAATCAAGGCTGGTGTGCCAAGCAAGAAATTAGTTCCAACGGCTTGGGATGAAGCCCAAACACGACCAATTGACACACCTAATAGAGGCTCACTAAAAAATAGATAATGGCAACGGCATTATTCATTACACGACAAGACATTGTCCGCAATACGGCTCTTGGGGGCAATGTGGACACGGACAAGTTTATCCAGTTCATTAAGATTGCTCAAGAGATCCACATCCAAAACTATTTGGGTAGTAAGCTCTACGACAAGATTGCAGCGGATATCCTTGCTGGAACGCTCACGGGCAACTATCTGACATTGGTAAACACCTATGTGCAGCCTATGCTGATTCACTTTGCTATGATGGAGTATATGCCCTTTGCAGCATATACCATTGGCAACGGAGGGGTGTATAAGCACCAAAGCGAGAACTCTGCGAGTGTAGACAAGACGGAGGTGGATTTCTTGATTGAGAAGGAGCGTAAGATTGCGGAGTTCTACGTCCGCAGATTTGTGGACTATATGACCTACAACCAATCGTTGTTCCCGGAGTACTACGCCAATGTCAACGATGATATGTATCCCGATCAAGATGTACAATATAGCGGATGGGTACTATGAGCAAGAAGCGAAACTACGAACCCAAGAAGGTGAACGTATTAAAGCTTAAAAGTTATTTAATTAGGAAAGAAGCAAAGAAATGAGTAATCTAATAAATTGGGGGGCGATATACTGCGAAAGCTGGTGGGGCGATACTGACCTAACTACGCTTTCTATTCAGAATGAGAGCGCACCTCCTTGCTTTGCTCCTACCAATGATATTGCTATTGCTTTCCAAGAGCGTGTAGAGGCCGATGGTGGTACACTTGAGGGCTACGATTGCTTGGTAGCTGCCTTGCAAGATCTTGGAGAAGATAACTATTATGAATTGTGGGACACCTACATTTTGAGAATGACAAACGATGGGGCAACGATAGAAGCAGAAGATTGCCTAATTGACCAACTATTTAACTTGAATTGATATGAGTTTTTTTGATAGCGCCTCATTGGTACAAATTCCTTCGGGAGTGAAGGATGGGGTTTTGTATAGTGTCAAGCCTATTGATGGTAGTGGCGATTTGACTTTTAGTCGTGGTAGCGATATTGAGGCCACGAGGGTGGCAAGTAACGGCTACATTGAGAAAGCCAAAGTAAATCTATTGACCTACTCCAATACTTTTAGCAATGCGGCTTGGAGTAAAACCCGTTCTTCACTTGTTGGCGGTCAAGCGGGATACGATGGCTCAAATGATGCTTGGGCTTATGTAGACACTACAGACAATAGCACGCACTTATTATATCAAGCGTTAACGCTTGGCGCACAAGTAGCAACCTTTAGCGTTTATGCAAAGGCGGCAGCGGTTGACTTTTTAGTATTCCGTTTTGAGGGTGCTACGGGCGTAGATTACGCCTACTTCAACTTGAGCAACGGAACGCTTGGTACTATCGATGCGGACTACATTGATACAAAAATAACTAATGTAGGCGGAGGGTGGTACCGATGCGAAGCAACGCGTTTGCTGGGCGCAAGCGGAAATCAAGCCATCATTTTATCTGCTGAAGCGGACAACGACCCTACCTACGCTGGTGCTGGTACTACGGCTCTTTACCTACAAGACGCCCAAATCAACTACGGCCTTGTAGCGCAGGACTATGTAGAAACCACGACCACGAGCGTAGTAAGTGGGATTACCAATGACCTTCCCCGCCTTGACTATTCGGGGGGTGCTTCGTGTCCTTCGCTTTTGTTGGAGCCGAGCAGACAAAATTTGGTAACGCAGTCAGAATACATTGGCTCTTTGACTCCAGAAAGAGCAACAATAACATCTAACGCAGATACATCACCCGAAGGCGTTGTAAATGCAACATCATTTGTTGAAGATAGTACAACGGGAAGGCATAGAACATCGTTTTTTCAATCTGTAACAAGTGGTACAACTTATACCTTTTCAATGTTCGCTAAAATAAAAAGCGGTACACGATTACTTTGCATAAACAATGCGTCGACCATTGGCGCAAGAGCATATTTTGATTTAGTAAATGGTAATGTGGAAGGTGTTGACGCTGGAACAGCATCTATTCAAGCGTTTGCAAATGGCTGGTATAGATGCTCTGTTACTGCTACATCATCTGTTACTGGTAATGCTACAACATACTTCGGTTTAGAGGATGGTACTGCTGATAATGGATATGCTGGAGATGGCACAAGTGGGCACTATTGGTATGGTCTACAACTCGAAGCGGGTTCATATAGCACAAGTTACATCCCCACCTATGGAACCTCCGCCTCGCGCACGGCCGATGCGTGTAGCAAAACGGGCATTTCTTCTTTGATTGGGCAGACGGAGGGAACTTTCTTTGCGGAGGTTGACTTTACCGATACAAATTCAGACCAAATGTATTTAACGCTTTCCGATGGAACCACAAACAATAGAATACACATTGGGTTTAGTGATGCTTCTAATTGGATTTACTGCAATATTCGTTCGGGTGGGGCATCTCAAGGTTTATTGACTCTATCTTCCCCTTCTACTGGAATCAAAAAAATAGCCGTAGGATACAAGTTAAACGACTATGTTTTGTATATAAATGGGGATGAAATCGCGGTAGATACTTCCGCACTTGTTCCAGCTTGTAGCCGTCTTGATGTTGGCGGTTATTTAACGGCTGGACAAGAATATCCCATAAAACAAGCTCTACTATTCAAGACCCGCCTTTCAAACGCTGACCTTGCAACCTTAACCACCCTTTAAGATGAAACTACGCAAATACGCCTTTACCCCATCACAATGGGCCACCGCAAAGGCCAAGATACAAGTAAGTAACACCGACACCGAAGGTAATGAGGTGGTCGGTTGGGACACCTCAAAGGTGGTAGCGGTGGTGGAACTTGGAAACCTCGTAACCGCTCCCGCCGTTTATGACGAGGAGGGGAACGAAACAACACCCGCCACTTATTCCGACAAGTATAGCGTGGACATTCTTTGGAAGGGTGAACCCCTAACAACCTCCTTCGCCTCGTATGAGGTATGGTGTGCGCCTATGGGCGTTCACGCTATGGGTGGGCAGAAAGTCCGCGAGGAATGGGTAGAAACTTGTAAGAGCAAGAAGCCCGAATTGTTCCCCGATCCAAATGATGTTGAATAATGACACGCACCGAATCCATTAGCGCAACCTTTCTATCAACGGCAATCAGTTGGTTGACCCTTGACATCAACCCGATGCTCTCGGCAATCGCCTCTTTGTTTGCTATTGTCTTATCTGCGTTCCTTATCTACAAGACCTACCTTGAGATTAAGATTCGTAAAAATCAACTGAAATGACTTGGATTAAAAACCTATTTAGCGAAGGTGATGCCGTAAGCTCAAAGCGTTTCATTGGCATCTTGGGTGCGGTGACCCTTGTGGTGATGTTTATCATCAACTCTTTTAGCCCTACGACCATCGGGCCATCTGATGGCTTGGTAAATGCCGTTTTAGTATTGACGCTTGGTTGCTTTGGTTTTACTTCTTTGGATAAGTTCGCTCGTAAGTAATGGCTAAAGGTCAAACAACTACCTCTTATGTAAGTAAGAGCAAGAAGCGAGGTAAACACTCCAAGCAAGAGAGCAAGAACAAAGCCTCCAAGAATTATAGCAAACCCTACAAAGGTCAAGGACGATGAGGCCGTTAGATAAGATTATATTGCATTGCTCTGCTACGAGAGAGGGGCAACATATAACCGTTGAGACCATTCGCCAATGGCATCTTAAGCGTGGCTGGTCGGATATCGGCTACCACTATGTCATTTACTT